ATGTCCCTAAATCGCCAGAACGAAGCCCAGGGATTAATTGAACAGATTCTCGGACAGGTCGGTGGATCGTTTTATCTCGATAATGAAGGAAAGTTTGCTATTTATGCCTACAATGAATCAGATGCAGCGGTAGCAACACTCGATGAAACCGATCTTATCGATTTCACAATCGAACGCCAGAGCTGGGCCAATACCTACAATGATGTCCGTGTGAAATATATAGACGCGGGCTGCGATTATGTTTCAAAGACAATTGCCCTGTTTGACAATGCAAATTTCCAGGTGCAGAACACACCGAACCAAGTTTCAATTGACCTGTCCTGCTTTACCGATGCGACAACCGTATCGAAACGAGCATGGGAATTTCTTAAATTGTTGAGTTATCCTATCCTGAAACTCAAGTTCAAGTTGAACGAAACCCATTCATATCCTATTTTTGCCGGGGCTGTTGTCAGTATCAGTCACGCTGATTACGCGATAAGCAACGCCAAATTCAGAATTACCAGCATGAGCATCGGGGAGGCCGATTCTCTTGAAGTCGAATATGGCGCAGAACAAATGGTCGAAGATATTTTTGATTCCGAATACGGCGTCATAACACCGACCATTGATTACTGGCAAATGCCTAATTACGCTCCGGTGGTATTGCCCTATTCCCGCATCGTTGAATTGCCATGGAACACGATAACCAAAACAAATCCGTATTACTTGTTCCTGGGCGCAAGGGCCGGCTACGAAACAATCTGTCATAACTTGAAATCCATCGTCAGTGGAACAACGGATTTTGAAGTCATTGATCAATATAAGATGTTCTCGCAATATGGAACTCTGGACGTTGCCTATCCGCTTGAAACTTACGCCATCGACGATGAAATCGGCATTATCTATACACCGTATCGCAATGATCCGGATCCGTCCGATTTCAACCGTGCCTCCCTGTTCGATACAACCAGGCTTGTGATCATCGACAACGAGATCATGGCATTCCAATACCAACTGCCCTATGGCGAAGGAGCATCCTATCAATTAACCGGCGTGATACGCGGATTGCTCAACACAACCGTCGCGGCTCATTCCGTCGGCGCGCCAGTCTGGATTGTTTATCCTGAATACTGCATGATGGAAATCTCAGACATATCACCATTTTGGATAAAGATGTTACCTGGAAGTGCAAATGACAGTGTCGATGCTGCACTGGTTACAGCTATCGCCGTCACACCACAAAAACTTTCAACCGTCGTCCAGCCGCCCTATGCCATTCGGGCCGTCCGTGACGGAGATAATCTACTGACGATCACGTGGTTCCCGTGCGTCAGGGAATACATCGGAGCGGGATTCAAGGCTGAAACAGTTTCTACCGATACCTGGCCGTTTGAATTCGATGGAATGTTTGAATATGCATTTGGATACAATGATCCTACGGCGACAACCGTTTGCGAAATGAGTCTCACATATATATATCCCGTCGCATTTAAAGTACGTCACAAAATTCAGGACAAATACAGTGCCTGGACAACCTTGAATATCGGATCCGGAATAGGGGAATGGTGGACTGAACTTGGAGGCATTGGTTACTAATGGCGCTCATTGAACCTGGAAAATTCTTTAAATTATCATTTGCCGTCAAGGGATGGACAGCGATCACAGACATGAATTTCAAGCGATTGAACGCCATCTCTTTGTATGTTCCTTCCATCGGCGACGTCACCATCAACGGCGCTCTGCAAGACAGGGATCTCCTGGTGTGGGATGACAGCACGCAAAAATGGGTCGTCACGCATTTTGGAGATTATTTCATAACGACATCTTCGACAACTGAATCGACAACAACTTCAACAACGACGACGACCGAGGAATAATGTAAATGGCTGATAGATATTGGGTTGGAAATAGTGGTAAATGGGAAAATACATCCAGCTGGTCCGCAACAGATGGCGGAGCAGGCGGCGCATCGGTGCCGACATCAAGCGACAATGTATTCTTTACCTCCAATTCGTTTACAATTGCGGATCAGGTTGTTGATGCTTATACAAGTGGTTCAATCAATGGAACTGATTACTATTGCGCAAATCTGACTATAGAGGCAGGAACTCTAGAATTTACAATCAATTATCTTGGACAAATCGACATTGAATACAAAACTTACTCTTATTATTCCCGTTTAAACTGGCCAGTTATAAATATTTACGGAAACCTAAATGTCAATTCTGTGACCTGCCATTTAGGCAATATCAGGATGCGCAAAAACGGAGCATGCACAATATCCGGTGTTGATAATTGCGATATTGTTAATCTGTTTATAGGAGATTATGGAAGTTATCCCGTTTATACCAACGTAACCCTTGAAGATGGAGCAACACTCAATGTAATAGAATTAATTCAATATGAAAATCAATTTAACTTCAGCAATGCAACAATTAATGCCTTTAGGTTTTGGGGTATCAGTTATGTTGGATGTAAAATATATGATACATCTGGAACTAGCGTTATAAATATCAGGGAAGTTTCCGGACATTATTATACGGCAACATGGGCTCATGTTAACTTCTGGCGTTCAACACATCCATCAGATCCAATATGCGTCGTTGATTTAGAAACAACAGAAATCAATATGACAGCAGATCAAGTAGAATTTGACATAACCAATTACACTGATGGTGCAGATGAAAATCTAAAATTTGGTGATGTAACACTTGATCCAGGTTCACAAATCATATTCGGTTTTGCTGGATCCGTAGAAACTCCAGAAGACACCGTTGAGTTCGATTCTCTTACAATCAACGTCAGCGAACCATTAGACATAACAATGATTTCACAAATATCGTTTCTCACTGGAAGCATATACGGAATTTTAAATTTTGCCAATGCTTCTGATTTTGTTATCAATGGATTGTCTGAAACTAATACTCTTTTACTTCATGCTGATGACCCATTTCTACATCCTGGTACAGGTGAAACACTTATTCCACAATGGACTTTGAATATTGCATCAGGAACTTTTGCTTTTGAACACACAACTATTGAAGGTTGTATTGTCACTGGCGGAGCAACGTTTACAATTGATTCAACCGTCATCAATGGCAAAAACAATGTCGGCATTGATTTCGGAGATGTTCCCGTCATCACAACAGAAGCCGTGACAGACATAACGAATCTTGGATGCATCGCCAATGGAACACTGGTTTCATCCGAAACCAAGTGTTACGAACGTGGATTCTATTTTACGTTAGGCACTACAGGGACTCCAACATCCGATAGTTTGAAAGTATCAGAAACAGATCTTGACGGTTTTTCAGCCGAAGCCTTTGATCTGGCGATAACGGGACTTGGAATATTTTATCCCAATAGATCCTATCGTGTCATGGCTTACGCAAGAAACAACGCCGGTTATGGTTACGGAAACGTAGTGACGCTGACCCCAGCCGCCGTGTATTCATATGTAACGCCACTTGCTTATGTGGGTGCCTATAACATCGATACCTGGTGGCAGACTTACAATGCAAATTTTACGGCATTGAACGACACCTATCTTAAATTATCTGGGTTGCTGGATGTCGCTGCATCTGGCGTCACAGATGGTCAGATTTTAATATACAGAACAGCGACAGGTAAATGGACGCCATATACACCGGTATTTAAAACCAAGATTAGAAATAAACCACTTCAGTTTAAGGAATAAATTATGGCTGGGGAACAAAAATTAACACCATCCGGAATGGAAAAATTACTCTACCAGAAACCTGGATGGAACTACATAATAGACAGGAATTTCGGAATAATAAATAACTGTCTTTTGAAAGTTGAAAATCTCCTGGATGTCAGTACATATGGTCGTAAGAACGGCAGTGTTCTTGGATGGAAATCTTCAGCATCCAAATGGTATCCAATGTCTGTCGCCACGACGACGACGACTACTTCTACTTCGACGACGACTTCTACTTCGACGACTACTTCTACTTCGACGACGACTTCTACTTCAACGACGACTTCTACTTCAACGACGACTTCTACTTCGACGACGACTTCTACTTCAACGACGACTTCTACTTCGACGACTACTTCTACTTCGACGACTACTTCTACTTCGACGACGACTTCTACTTCGACAACGACAATTTCTGGCTCGACTACAACGACCGAGGATCTGGGATCACAGTTTATCGAATTATCGCAATACAAAGATACGCCATTAGCAGAATCACTCTATATTGGAGAAGACTGGATACGTTAATTTATAATAGCAAATAAGGAGAAATATCATGTCAACAGTATTGAAACGAAAATTATCAGGCAGCACCGATGGCAAGGCAATTAAAATCGCACAGACCGCAACCCCTGGAAACACGATTCATACCGCCGTGGCAGGCACAATCGCAGGGACATTCGATGAGATCTGGCTATGGGCTTATAACGGACATACAGCAGATGTTGTACTCACCATCGAGTTCGGAGGAGCAGATGTTCCTGACCAGAATATTATTGTCACTATTCCATGTAAATCTGGCCTTGTGCCTGTTGTGCCGGGATTTATTCTCCAGAATGGAATGGTAGTGAAGGCGTTTGCGACCAATGCAAATGTGATAACGCTAAACGGTTTTGTAAACTCAATTACGGATTAGGGGACATCATGGCAATATATCTCAAAAAACATAGAGATAGGTTTGATATATCTTCTGTATCTAACATTAATCAATTATCTACAGCAAATAAGATTAAAGGATCATTAATAACATTTGATGGTGATGACTTAAGTACTTCTATCAGAGATTTATTGGGTAAGCCATGGTCTGTTATTGGTAATGCCAAGTTAAGTTCTACAAGTCCGAAGTATGGAAGCGCAAGTTTATCATTAGACGGCGCTGGTGATGGCATTAATACACCCCATCATAGTGATTTCGACTTCGGTTCTGGTGATTTTACAATAGATTTTTGGTTGAAAACAACAAGAAACTCTGGGTATCCTACACTTCTGATCAAGCGTGGTAGCGGAAGCACATGGGCTTGGAATCTTCTACATAGTGATGGATACGGGCTTGAGTTTTGGGTTCATTCTTACAGCGCATCAGGCTGCATTCTTCGTATGAGTTCAAATTACTGGGATGGAGTATGGCATCATCATGCTATTGTTAGAAGTGGGTCTCTTTTTAGTGCTTATTTTGATGGTTCAAAACAAATAGGAGGCTCTAATATATATGAAAGAACCTGGGAAGGTACTATTGCAAATTTATCTGGTAGTCCTACGATTGGATATGATTCTACTACTGGAAGAAGTGTCCTTGGAAATATTGATGAGTTTAGAATCATAAAAGGAGTAGCATTATGGACAGAAAATTTTACTCCCCCCGTAAGTGGTTTGACAATAAATAAGTGCTTCTTGCATAATAAAAGAGACAGATTAAATATAAAAAGTGTTTCAACGCAAAATCAACTGATCTAGAAATTTATATGGGCTTTAATGCTAGAAGCTAACCCCCAGCCCCATAATGCACGGCTCCCCCTCTCCCCGTGCATTCCCCGAAGCGGTCCGGCACTCCATCCGGATCGCTTCTTTTTTTTGCTAACTGCTATTTACATTATGATATTCATATGCTATCCGGTTATAAAATGTATTACTTTAAGAAATAACAAAAGGAGGTTGTCATGAAATAATCAACAGCAGAGAGGGTAGTCGGTTGCAGCCGTCTGGATCCAATAACTTAATACTTCGCATAGGGAGGCAGCTTTATGGCGAAAATAGCAATCCTGACAAACTTTCAGGAGTTCAACCCGTGGTACAGCCTGACCGGCATCGTCAAAGATCAGGTCCGGATGCTCACGGAGTACGGAAATGAAGTATATTTATTCGTTAACGAACGTTTCAATTTTGAGAAAAATCCATTCAACAATCCCCACTGCACCGTCCTGAACAAAGTCCCATTCGCCCATCTTCACGATTACCAGAATGCCCAGCCGCTAAAACCAGACCATGAAGCCACCGCGCAGGCCATGACGGACATGCTGGTCAAGGAAATCAAGGAACTGGACATCGACACCGTCTTCACGCACGATCTGGTCTTCTCAGGATGGAACAAACCCTATGCCATCGGGTTGCAGCGTATCCAGGATAAATTACCCAAGGTCGTCTGGCTGCACTGGATCCACAGTATCCCCACAAGGTTCTCGGACTGGTGGCGGATGGCGGATTACGGGCGCGGCCATAAATTAATCTATCCCAACAAGACCGACAGGATCCGGGTGGCTGAAAACTATCACACGGACACATCGTCGGTCAGAATCATCCCGCACATCAAAGATCTTCGCATCATGTTCAACTTCTCTGAAGAAACATGCGAACTTATCGATAACTATCCCGCCCTGATGCAGCATGATATTGTCCAGATCTATCCTGCTTCTTCCGACAGATTTGAATCCAAACGTGTCTCGGAAGTCATGCGCATCATGGCCTATATCAAATCCCTCGGCCATTCCGTCTGCCTGTTTATCGCGAATCAATGGGCGACGACAGCCAAGCATTACGCCAACATCCAGGAATATTACGAAAAGGGCCAGGAGTATGGCCTCGAACCATACAAAGACCTGATCTTCTCGTCCATGATTCCGGGCGGCAAGTATAAAGTCGGCATTCCGGCCGACATCCTCACCCAGCTCATGATGCTTTCCAACCTGTTTGTTTTCCCGACGCGCGAGGAAACCTTCGGCCTGGTCCTTCCGGAAGTCTCCCTGGCTTCCGGCGCATTGTGCGTCCTGAACAGATCCTTGCAGATGCAGGCTGAAGTATCGGGCGGCAACACGCTGTTCCTGGATTTCGGCTCCTACACCAACGCCTTCAGCGCGCCGGACATGAACGAATACCTGAAACAGGTCGCCATGATCATTCTCGGCCGCATGCAGGAAAACGACAGCATCCTGACCCGGACGTTCATGCGCAAACATTACAACTACGACGCGCTCTACGCCAAATACTATGCACCGGTCATGGCGGAAACAAGATTGTATTTATAAGGGAGGAAAAATGCCAAGTCTTAAAAACCCAGTAATGACCAAGTCAATTTATAAGAATTTCAAGATCGGAGATTACACCTATGGCCATCCAAAAATTATCGGAGCCGTTGAACTGGAGATTGGACGGTTTTGTTCGATCGCGGACGGCGTGTCTATTATCGCCATTGATCATCGTCCCGACTGGGCGACTACTTACCCTTTCCCCGCCCTGTTCGCATCCGCGCAGCACATCGAAGGACATCCTGCGAACAAAGGACCGGTGCGCATCGGCCACGACGTCTGGATCGGTTACGGAGCGACAATCTTATCCGGCGTCACAATAGGCAATGGCGCTGTTATCGGAGCCCAGAGCGTCGTCTCCAAGAACGTGGCACCGTATTCGATCGTTACTGGCAATCCCGCTGAACACAGAAAATACCGGTTCGCCGAGGAATGGATCGACTTCCTCAATCGCAAACTCAAATGGTGGAACTGGCCGATCGACACCATCCTCGAAAATATCGACGATCTGCTCATAGCTCCCGGCGACCATCTACTTAAATACTCAAAAAAATATGGAGGTTAATTATGGAAAGCAAATTTGACGACAATTTTTTCTCGAAACGCAAGCACATCGCATGGCGGGCTCAGGTGGTCTGCGACAATATTATTAATCTGTTCAAACCGAAATCCGTCATCGATGTCGGATGCAGTATCGGTGAATTCCTCAAGGAATTCAAACAACGCGGTATCATGATCAATGGTATCGAGAACACGAAGGCAGTCCTTCCACACCTGATGATCTCGCCAGACGATCTAATTATCTGGGACATCACCAACGGCGCGTTTATCCCGCCGGAAAAATACGACCTGGCCATGTGCTTCATGGTGGTCGGTAGATTGCCGGAAGACAAATGGGACACCATCGCCGAGAGCCTGGTCGCCCTGTCCGATACAATCATCACCGTAGTAGAAAACGAGCCCCTGTGGACTGAATGCATGAAGAAGCAGGGATACGAAGAAGACAAATTGTCAGCCGACATCTTCCGTAACGGCCTGGGTCCAAACCTATTAAAGCAACAGGCAACCAAATCATTCTGTTGCACACAGGTATTCAGAAAAAAAATAGAAACCATCCGAAAGCCAACCAAAACTAATAAATACAGGCCCATGATGGAGGACACCCATGCCCCCATTGCCTGATCTCCTGATTGACATCACCATGACCGCCGTGCGGCGTCCTGAGATCTTGAAAAGGACGCTGCACTCGTTTTTCCGGAACCTGTTCGCCCCGGTCATTGATCAGTGCCGGCTGATCATCAATGTCGATCCGGTGGGCGACAACATCCCAAGCTATGCCCTGGATGAAGTCATCAACGGTTATTTCAAACGCTACGCCATCTCCATGCCCATGACACACAGTTTCCCCAGAGCCTTCAAATGGACATGGAACAAGGTCGAGGCGCCATGGGTTTTGCACCTGGAGGATGACTGGGAGCTTCTGGAACGTGTGGAGATCTACGACATGCTCGCCATGATGAAGCGGCATCCCAACCTGGCCTCCATGCGCCTGCCGTTCTTCAACTCGGAAGAAACCTCCATGAAGAACTGGAACTTACAATTCCCATGGAACGGAGAATATTTTGAATGTCCCCCGAATTTAATACAGACGGCAGGATTCGCGGGACACCCATCACTGCTGCGCGGCGACTTCGTCAGGAACTGCGCCCCGCTGCTCAACCCGGAACTCAACCCGGAAAAACAATTCCATTATGACAACCCGCCTCTGGTTCACGAAGCGTGCAGGTGGGACTACGGCGTCTGGGGAAAACCGAACCACCGTCGCATGATCAACGATATCGGCACGGCATGGAAAGCCGAAAACGGATTCATCAAGAAAGGCAACAAAGCCTTTTTCATCGAATGGGAGAAACTCAAATGAATATTCTTGTCACTGGCGACGCAGGATTTATCGGAAAACACATTGTCAAAAAACTCTTAGAACTCGAACATAGGGTTTACAGTTATGATCTTTTGCGGGGAGATGACATCCGGGATCTTCACAACCTGGACAAAAGATTCGAATATTCGCAATGCACCACAGTTGTTCATCTGGCTGCGCGCGCGGGCGTGAGGCGGTCCATTGATTATCCTGAGGAATACATCTCGACCAACGTTCTGGGAACCTGGAACGTGGGGAAAATGTGCGAGAAGTATGGCTGCAGGCTGATCAATTTCTCCAGTTCCTCGGTTTACGGCATCGCCACACCTCCGCCGATCTTCGAACCGGCCCCGAAAGTCCCCATCAGTTTATACGGCATGACCAAACACGCCGCCGAGAACATCGTCAACAATCTGACCATCCCGACGGTTATCATCCGGCCGTTCACGGTCTATGGCGACGGTGGGCGAGGCGATCAGGTCTTCTACAAATGGATCAACCAGCTGAAGGCCGGGAAGAACATCACCGCCTTCAAGAACGACAGCAGCTGCCGTGGATACACCTACGTCGAAGATCTGGTCGATGTGATCCGGAAACTCATCGACATGAACTGGTACACCCTGCATCAGGATTTCAATATCGGCGGGCAGGAAGTCATCTCGATTCATGATCTGGTCAGAGTGTTCGTCCACAACATTCCCGAATGCAAATCCCGTATCTCTTGGCTCAAGGCGCCGAAGGAAGACATCGCCGCAAACTATGCCAATATCAATAAAGCAAAATTATGTCTCAACTTCGATCCCCCAAGGCGCTTCAAGCAGATTCTCTCAAGTATAATTCAAGCTGAATACTACGGCAAATAGGAGGCCAGGCTCATGATCGTTGAAACAGTCCATGTCCCGTACAAAGCTGGAGACATCTACAAGTTGATCCCCTTATCGGACATTCACTACGATGGCAAAGGTAAGAATTCACTTTGCGATTCCAACAAGCTCAAAAAAGACCTGGCTGAGGAAGTTGACGACAAAACTATTATCCTGACAGTCGGCGACAACTTCGGAGGCATTCTCCCCAAGGACGTCAAGCGCTACCGCAAGGAACACGACAGCGCGGATGGCCCGGACATTCTCGATGAATCCATTGACGGCCTCGCCGAAATCTTCATGCCCTACCGCGAGCAGATCTACGGACTGAGCGACGGCAACCATGAAGACTCGATCATAGCGAACTGCGGAACAAATATGACAAAGCGCCTGGTGGAAAAACTCAACATCGGCATCCAGAAACCAATCCTGTATCTCGGTTATTCATGCCTTCTCCAGATAAAATTTCGTGAAAAAGACGGACGTGGACGGACGATAATCGTAAGAATGCATCATGGCTGGGGAGGCGGGTCGAGAACCCAGGGAGCGGACGTGACAAAATTTGCGCATGACGTCCAGTATTGGGACGCCCAGTTGTTCCTCTACGGCCACGTCCATAAAATGAAGACCAACGACATCGAGGAAGGCAAGATCATCGGAGAGAACAGCTGGAAATCCTACCTGAAGCGCATGTGCATCTGTGGAACATACCAGAAGACTTATTCCAAGTCACGCTCGGCGACATACGCAGAGCGCAAAGGCTACCCGCCGACATCCATGCGGCATCCCATTATTTACCTGAAGCCCAATAATGATTCTGGTGTGGACATCAAGATCACCACATAGGAGACGGCGATGAAAATCGGCAAATTAAAAGAAGGTTACATCTACGAGATCATCTGGATCGACAACAACGTCATGGAGAAGATCGGCTGGGTGGACCTGGAAGAACTCCGGGAATATGCCAAGGACAACACCAACGCCTTCATCCGGTCTGTCGGCATCCTGCACACAGAGGACAAGATCTTCGTGACATTGATCGGCGACGAGGATCTGGGAAAAGACCACGCCACCATGCGTGTGATTAAAATTCTTAAAGCCTGCATCTGCTACATCAGCGGACGGAAGCCAAAGAAGATAACAGATTAAACTTAAAATGGAGGAATAAAAATGGGCAACAAAGAATATGTATTATCAAAATGCGCAAAGATCATGGATAAGGTTCCCGGTGACAACATCATCGGAGTTGAAGTCGGTGTATTCGCCGCCCAGCTTTCCAGCACCATACTGCCGGCATACCCCAGGCTCAGGAAACTCTACGGGATTGATCCATACACCAGATTCATTAAACGCGATGCCTGGCCTCAGTCAAAATGGGACAACCTCTATGAGGACGTGCAGCGGGTAATGTCTGTCCACGGCGACCGCTGGGAACTGATCCGCAAAACATCTCTCACCGCCGCCCAGTATCTTCCTGACAATCTGGACTTTGTCTATCTTGACGGCGACCACAGCGCCATTGTGGTGGAACGGGAAATCCCGCTTTACGAAGCCAAGATCAAAGACGGAGGACTTCTCTGCGGCCATGATTACGTCGGCAACGGAGAACCAGGCGTCAAGCCGACCGTTGATGAATTCGCGCGCCTGCACGGCCGCGACCTTCACGTCGATGAACTTGAAAACATGTGGTGGTGGATCGTCAAGAAAATACCAGTTGTCAGCAGGAGTATGGAGAAAAGAATCGCCATCATGAAAAGTATCCCAACCAATATGGAGGGTTGATTATGGACACAGATATTCCGGCAGCCAAGACCAAGACCATGGAGATGTTGAAACAGAAAAAAGCGGACACCGACATCCCGGCAACCAAGCCCGTAATCATGGCAGTCCTGAAAACAAAAGGCATGAACAGGAAACAGCGTCGGGACTGGTACAAGAAACATAAAAGCGAGGATCTCAGGATCGTCAAAGAGAAAGGGAGATTGAAGATATGATAGAGAAATACATCCACCACGACGCCGAAGTATTTGTTGACAGCCGCTTAAAAGGCAAGCACCGGGATCATTGCCTCTGTTATAAATGCGTTCGATTTCAACCTGGCACAGAAGACAACTGCATCGCGGCCCAGACACTTTACAATCTCTGCTGCCTTCAGGACATGGTGACACCGGTTTATGAATGTCCCAGTTTCCAGGAGGCCAAGCATGACGTCGAATAAACTGTCTATTATCATTCCGTTCGCACAAGAGCACCCCCAGATTGCCTTCACCGTGCAGGCCATCTACTGTGAACTGCGGGACAAGTGTGACTTCGAGATCATCGTCATCGATAATCATTGCGCCGAGCTCCAGGCGCAAGGCATCACGCGCGACGACGGCGGGAAATATATGTCGGCTCTGGCCAACGAGCATCGTCCCTGGCTAAAGTACCTGACGTATGACAAGAAACTCTCGCACTGGCAGGCCAAGAACACTGGCGTCGCCGCCTCAGATGGCGAGTTCCTGTGGTTCGTTGATTCACATTGCATCCCATCTCAGGGATCATTGCTTGATATGTTCAATTATTACAAAGACAACCATCGGCAATTGAACGGCTCTCTCCACATGCCGCTGTCCTATATGCTCGAAAGGCCGGGCCTCGAACTGATCTACAAGTTGGTCACTGACCAAGCTGCCGGCGTCGTGCATTATACTTTCAGCCGTTATAAGCCTGACACCAAGCCGTATCAGGTGCCGTGCATGTCCACCTGTGGCATGATGATCTCCCGCGCAATCTACGACAGGCTCGGCGGATGGCCGAAGCAACTCGGCATCTACGGCGGCGGCGAACATTTCATTAACTTCACCATGGCCGTCCTGGGAATGACCATCAACATCGCCCCGACAGCACCCCTGTATCATTATGCTGCGCCTCGCGGATACAGTTGGAATTATAACGATTATCACCGCAACCGGTGTATCGCGACCTATGTTTTCGGCGGCGAAGACTGGGCTTTCCGGTATATCATGAACATCAAACCACACGACCCCAGTGGCGACCTCCTGAAGAAGTCCATCTTCTCCACCGTGGTGGGCTCAAAGGAATGCGTCGCGCATCGCGCGCATATCAAGGCCCGGCAGATCAAAACAATCGACGAATGGCTGATGGAGCAAATATGACATGAACGGCTTCCAGATATACGATCTCGAAGATCTCATTGCAATCCAGGACCAGGATCCCATCTATCAACGGAAGATGCGGGTTAAAAATGCATACAAACAGCGTTGGGCTGAACTTCACGCTCAGCGCTGCCATCTCGACCGGCTTATCATTCAACATAAAAGATTTAAAGATATAATACAAAAATACAAAGAAGCCCGGGATGTTATGACCAGGGAAATGGATAAAATCAAAGAAAATTATAACATGATCTGATCGCGCCTGTGGAGATAGGAATATGCAAGTCGGAGTGGTGATACCCATCATCAATGACAGATATATTTATACATTATTGGACTGTATTGGACGGAATAGTATTCATCCGGATTCTATAATAATTATTGACAATTGCAAAAATAAGTGTAATTTGAAAATCACTAGCACTGGTTTACGAATGGAAACACATCGGCCAAACCTTCCATTAAACGTAAACGCTTCCTGGAATTACGGAATCAAAACTCTGGCCGACTTTGATTTGATCTCTGTACTGAATGATGATTTGTTGTTGGAAGATTTGTTCTTTGAGAAGATAATCAGGTTGGCGAAAAAACACCCAAACTACAGTGTATTTTGCCCGGAGACGGTTAAAGATCCAGATCTTGTTCGGGAATCTTTACCTTTGGGAAGTGAATCTGGCGTAGAAATGGGACGGCGGGAAGGATGGGCCTGGACAATACGGTCATCCACAGCTAAACACATTCCGCCCATTCCAGAAGAACTGGTGACTTTTTACGGTGATGATTGGTTCTGGTATTACTGTAAAATAAAACTTAACCAGCCGTGGTTAAAAATGATCAATAACCGATGCTTCCATTTTGTCGGTGTCAATCAATTAAAGAACGAGGACAGCGTTCTTCATCTTAAAAAAGAAAGGGCGCTGTTCCAACAGATGTTAGGGTTGGGGCTGCCTCCCTAATCATAGCATTAGGAAAGCGTCATGGGGTTGACCTGCAAGTTTCCCGATGACGCTTTCTGTGTTTTGAATTACTTCGTTTCTTTAGCCAGTTCCTTGATCTCGTCCTTCAGAATCTTGATCTGCTCGTTCATTTCCTTGTTGTAATTTTTCTTCTCGGTTTCCAGATCAAGCAAGTTCCTGGTTGCCAATAACAATTTGTCATCTTCACCCATCTTCATTCCTCCTTTCTTAAAGTTTATTACAAGTCATACTGCCTAACTAATAGCTGACTATTCTTGATTAAATACTCCGACATCTTGTCATAATAGATCATTTCAGTAACAACGATCTCGGAGATACCGGCGGTGATGATCTCAACCAGACCAGGGGTGCATGGCACCGGGCAATTCATATACATGATTGCTCCTTTGACGCTGACGCCTTCCCTGGCGGCATTGACTATAGAGTTTCGCTCAGCGTGTCCGGCTACACACCATTCAAGACCCTCGCCGGACTTGAAGCCGAGAGTTTGTCGAGGACAATGATCATCATAAACAAATTTTTCTTTTCCTAGACAAGCCATATAGAAAGATTTATCAATTAGATTGTCACCATCATAATGATACCGGCGTGTGCATGAAGGCACCCCCCTCGGCGGTCCGTTATATCCTGTGCTGATAATCGATTTGTCCCTGATGATGATAGCACCAATCTTTCGTGACAGGCACTTTGAATTTCCGGCAACGGTATTGCAAACATCAAGAAAATACTTATCCCATTTGTTCATTACATCTTCCCCCTAAAATATTTTTCAACTGCCATGGCTCGGTGATTCTCAACGCAGGCTTCTCCACATGTCGGTTGTATGGCCAATCGATCAGAATAATCTTGGAATAATCTTCAAACTTCGGATAATCCTCGACAAGAAAATCGTTATAATCCAGGAACTCCATCTTTTCTTCCGGCTTCTCGACAAAATCAATGGTCACTTGACTGTTCGGGAAGTGCTTGTAAATCCAATAGGCTGTTCCAGGCCGCCAGGAGCTAGGCTGACAGGAGATAAAATGAACGTTCTTTAATTTCTTGATAGCCGCACAATAGCGGGTCGCCGGAGCGGTCATTAATAAATCAAGATGATCATCAATATATTCACAGATGCCCTGTCCGTTTGGCATGTGCTGATCCCATTGGTTTATTCCACCTTTCACTATGGCGCCAGTCAGATGACGGCAGACGCCGTCTATGTCAAAGTGAATCACTTTTTCTTCCTCCCATTGTCTTTTCTTTCTTCATTGAATCGCTCCATTCTTATCTGCGCGTCTTCCGGCACCGGGCAGCCGGGAGACATGGAATGACATTTCTTTTCAGTCAGACCATAATAGGCCGCGCATCTCAAACAGACGCCGCGTTTCAACATTTCATCCCGGATGTCATTCATTAAATCACGATTCCATGTTCCGTAAATACCTGTCTCGTTGATTCTATATCTTCCACACGACCTGTGATCGCACCCCGCTCGGCCCAATCCCTGAGCCATTTAATCTGCAGATTGGTCATCTTGCCTTTCGGCTGTTTGACTTCTAGCTCAAAGTGCCTGCCGTTAATGCACCCCAGAATATCCGCACCGCCCTTGCATCCGTATCCCGTCTGTGTCCGGACTTCAGCGATACAGCCTGGTACTGCGTTGAGAAATCGCACAATACTCCGTTGTCGAGTCTTCTCCAACACCTGTGGTGTGCCTGCTTTACCAACTTCTATTCTTCTTGGCTCCAATATGACCTCCTGCAAGTTTAATTGAAATTAACGCTCATATTGGAATGAGCCTGACAGAGAATCAGGGATTCCTTCGCCCTTGTCATGCCAACATAAAATGTCCTGATGGTCGCATCTTTGCTTTTTTCATAATCGTTCATGGCAGCCAGGGACAAATCGGGAAACAGAATAACCACATCCGCTTCGCCGCCCTTGACGCTATGAATCGTTCCGAGAATAATCTTGGGTTTGGTTTCCAGCGCCGCCCTGCCCTGCTTCTGGTAAACCGTCAACGGATATTCAAC